TCTTTGTTCACGATAACGGCGATTCCGTTATCGTGAACAAAGATCGCCGGCGGTTGCAGTTCGACCTTCAAGATCTCTATCAATACAGCCTACTCGACAGTGGCAACGCAGTCGTCAAGACTGAGTCGGGCAAGCACGTTCCAAACGAAAACGACCTGATCCATGATTTCGAGATGGGTTGGTTCCGCGTCAGTCGGGTGGATTACACCACCTACGTCGCTGAGTTGGCCATCTGGGAACAGAAGGACGATGGTCCTACCCTGGAAGAACTGGATCGCCTCTTGGGCACCGGTCCTGGCTACGCTAGCGAAACCTGGCGCTGCTACCTGGACACTCGTGTATTCCCTCACCTGCTGCAAGTGGATAACCAACTCCACATCCGCGGGTCTGAGTCGCACGAGATCCGGATCTTCAAGGGCGTTGACCGTTCGGCCTCTGGTGAAGTCATCAGTGCCTACTACGTCAACAACGAATACGTCAACGATGCCATCCCGCTGGAAGTCTACGCGACAACCAAGTTGGACAACATCGCTGAGAAAGTTCCGAAGATGGGCTACACCAGCCGTAAGTTGAATGACGGCGAAGTCGTGACTGTGGTGACGTACAACATCCATGGCACCCCGATCGACTACAACAAGCTCCTGATCCACAACACGAACCTGACGCGTCGTCCTGACGAAGCACAGAAGCGTGTACAGGGTATTAAGCTGTTGAGCTCCCGTCTGTCGTCCAGCGAACCGAACGTTTTGCTCCTGCCGATCAACATCACGGCCGCTTCCTTGGCCATGCGTGGGCAGGTGACCTACACCGACGGTACCACTTCGGTACAAGACGTGGTGGACGAAGACGCGAACGGCAAGTTCAAGTTGATGGGTCTGAAGTACTGGTCCCCGACTGTGGGTGGTCGCGAGCAAGAAGTGACCCTGACCTACGAGTTGTCGCAGAACGAGGAATACTCGTACCTGCAAGGTCAGACCGCCAACGGCCGTATCCCAGAACCGTACCTGATCCGGGCTACCGTGTCCGATCCAGCCTACAGCCTGAAGCTCTACGCCTTCCCGACGTGGGTAAGCGATGTAACAGGTTACGTGTTGGACTACTGGCTCTACGATGCAACGCGTCAGACTTCGTTGAAGGTTCCACGCAACGCCGTCTCGCTACATCCGGACAGTTCGCCGTTCAATGGCATCGACTTCACCACCATTCAGAACATGAAGGTCGGTGTGAAGATGGGCTTGGTCGATCCGTCCTACGGCGACTACCAACACACCCAGCAGTTCCAGGTCAGCCTCCTGCGTTCCGGTGGCCAACAATCGACCAACTGGAAACTGAAGTTCTCCGGCAACCAGGCCGATTGGTACGGCAACAACCTCATGGCGAAGGTCACCAACGCCGGCGGTGGGTTGTCCAACATCGAACTGGCCAACGGTTTCGTCAAACAGGAAGATTGGCTCAATGCCGTCTACCGGGCGACCAACCCGCTTTACGATACGGCGAGCGAACAACAGGCCCCAGCGCCTTCGCACGTCATCATCACCACCCTTACCCGCACGTTCGAACTGCCGATCAGTCAGTGGGCTACCAAAACCGTGTTCGTCAACGACGTTCCGGAAGGTGGCACCATTTACCTGAAGTGGATCAAGCGTTTGATCAATGGCGATCTTCAGCTGGGTGTGAGTGGTCTGACCGTTCACAAATACTGATAGGAGACGGCTGGGGTAAAACCCAGCCGTACACCAACTTATGGCCATTTTGTACGAGAAGGACTGGGACAAGTATCCCAACGCCATTGTTGACACGGGTTCTCGAAATGAGTCTTGGGTCAAGATGGCGGCTAAATACAAGACAATGGGTGTCAAGCATTGGTACATGATGCTGGCGTTGATCCAACCGGAACTGACCAAATGGGATCCGTTCGATCCTAACCTGCCTGAGCACATCGTCCAGATGATGATGCTTGAGTGTGAGGAAAACCCTTGGTACTTCTTCCGGGAAATCCAACGGGTACCTGCCAAGTCGGGTGGTGGTTCTCACCCACTGCGGGCGAACCGTGGCAACATCGCCATGTTCTGGTGCGTAATGAACTCCTTCATTACCTACGTCCAGCAGATTCGTCAGACCGGTAAATCGCTGAACACCCGTGCGGTGGTAAACTACTTCCACAACGTTGCAGCTCGTGATTCCATGCACATTCTCTTCACCAAGGGCGACCTTCGGAAAGAGGAGATCAAGGAATACAAGCTGATGCGGGATCTGTTGCCTAAGTGGATGTGGTACTTGCATCCTAAGGACGCGGACAATCAGCATGAGTTCACTACCCTGTCTCGTGGCAACCGCACCAAGTCGTACGTTCCCCAGGGCGACCCTGAGGCAGCTAACGGCGTGGGTCGTGGTACAACTCCAACCCTGGTAACAGGTGACGAGGTTCCTTTCCTTCCGTACGCAGAGATCTCGATCCCATCCCTGATCGCTGCAACCACAGCCTCTTTCGACGAAGCCCGCGCAAACGGTTCCATGCACGGCATCTTGTACACGACTACCGCCGGTGACTTGTCTACCGATTCGGGCAAGTACGTGTTCGAGAAGATCAAGTCGATTGCGATGTTCTTCAGCGAGATCCTTTACGACTGCGTTGACCGTAAAGACGCCGTGGCCACTATCCGGGCTAACAGTAAGTCGGAAGCGCCGTACGTGGACATCTCCTTTAACCACTTGCAACTCGGTTACAGTGACCAATGGCTGCGGGAGAAGATTGCAACGGTACCAGCCTCTCGAGATAAGATCCGTCGAGACTACCTGGGGCAATGGACGTTCGGTTCTGCCAGTAACCCGATCAAGGAAAAGGTCCTCAACCGTATCCGGAAGAGCCTCAACCAAGAGCCGATTACCGACAAGTCAAACGAATCGTACATCATCCGGTACCACGTTCCAAAGGCTGAAGCACTGCGTCGTAAGTCGGTACTGGGGCTCGATACCTCTAACGCCGTCGGACGAGACAGCATGTCGGGCATCATGGTGGACATCGAAACAGGTGAGGTGTTGTTGGCCTTCTCGGTATCGGAATCCAACTTGATCCGATTCTCCATGTGGTTCTCCAAGTTTATTCAGGAGTTCACGGAGATGACGGTGATCCCTGAGGCTAAGTCTACCTGGATCACGATCCTAGACTACCTGCTGATCGATCTGCCGGTCTGTGGCGTAGATCCGGGGCGACGCATCTACTCTCGCGTTGTCGACCGCGCAGAGGCCTCTGAGAGCGCCAAGCGCGATTACCGTGAATACTCGCATGGCATCCCAACTGAGCGTAAGTTCTTCCCGTTCCGTTCGGACTTTGGTTTCCCTACCTCGGGGCCATTGCGTGAAGCGCTGTACATCGACATCATGCCAATCGCTACGGAGTCGACAGCTACGTTGATCCGTGACGCCAGCCTGATTGATGAGCTGTCTACCCTGGTAGAACGACGCGGTCGTATTGACCACGCCTCCAGCGGCCACGATGACCATGTAATCTCATGGCTCATGACTCACTGGTTCATGCGTTCTGCTCGTAACCTTGATCACTACGGCATTGATACACGCCGTATCCTCAGTCGTCTACGGACAGCGGCTGTGGAATCGCCTCAAGAAACCAAGCGGATCATGAAAGAGGAGAAACTCCTCAACGAGATCCAAGCGATGGAGGAGAAGGTCGACAACTCCCGGTCGGCCATGGAACGCAAGTATCTGGAGACCAAGCTCAAGGTCATGAAGTCCGAGCTGAAGTCTGTAGAGGTGTTGGATTCTGGTGTGTCTATCGACAAACACTCGGATACAGCGCGGTTCAACAAACAGGCGGCTGCGAAGTCCAAGCACCGCGATCAACTGTTTGGTGGTTTCAAGAACAACATGTTCCTTCGACGCTAGCAGCATAGAGGCAGGGCTACATGCCCTGCCTCTATGCTCTTTACTTAACGACGGTTCAGGTTTTCGGTATTGACACCGATCACCGCAGTCATTTCCTGGAAGCTGTCACCGTGCAAGGACAACGTACCAGCCTGCTTGTCCACACGGATGTGGAAAGGACCCACGTCCTTGGTGAACCCACTGGCCTGAACTTGCCAGTCAGCTGCGCCGTAACCTTTGAACCCGATGTGGGAGGTTTCGAGCATCTCGCCAGCGGCGTTCTTGATCCCGATCAGTTTGACCTGAGCGATGGAGTCAGTGAACTCTGGATTCCCACCAGCCAGAAGAGGCATCAGGTTCAGGGCACGTTTGTTGAATTCAACTTCGATCTGTTGCATTACGCCACCGCCTTGCAAACCATGACTGGAACCGGAATGCCTTTCTCGGCGCAGATACGCTCGAGTTCATCCTGGGCATCCTTGAATGACTTGATCAGCTCCAGTTGCTCAGCCCGTGACAACGGTTTGATCTTGGAGCGATCAATATTCCGCAGGGCGAACCTAGGCGGAAACATCGGAAGCCACCTCATGCTCGACGAATGCAAACTCGTCGATCTTCTTCTGGGTAACGTCGATGTACAGGCGCAGAATACCGCGCTCGATTTCAGCCAGTTCGCCAGGCACACCAGCCATTGCCTTCAGGCGTTCTTTGAACTCAACCAGGTCAGCCATTACCAGCTGTTGGTTGTAGTTGTACTGCCCAACATGACCCAGCGGCAGATGCGATTCATCAAACGCATCTTTTGGGGACCAGGAGATATGGCCATTGGAGTACTTGACTTGATACCCTGCTTGACCGTCCAGTTCCTGTTCCCAGGCCATAACGATTTTACGACCAATGTAGTGCTGAGTCATGATGCGCGTCCTATTGACGGTAATGTTTCATAGTGAAAGTGCGGAGTAAGATGTATAGCAATACTGCGTTGCGGACAGCTGCGATCAGAACACCGTTCTTACTCTTCAGAGTCCGGCGGGCAATCCCTTCAGCCAACTCACGCATCTCCATGATCTGGGGATCGGTAGTCCGGCTAGCCTGGTAGAGTGCACGCATCTTTTTGAGCAACCCACCGATGTCACTCTGGTTCTCCATCACGTTAGGATTTCGAGCCAGGTAATTGAAGGCGTGTTGCAATACGACCGTACAAAGCTGCTGAACGTCCTTATCGGCACGAGGCGAGGAGTTGGCACTCATGTATTGCAGAGTCGCCTGCAACGAGCTCTTAGGCATCGTGGGGACGGTCTTGGCAATGACTTCGATGAGTTCCGGCACCATGAAGCTGTTCTTATCCGGAAGGATCTCCAGAATGTAACGCATGTAAGTGGAAACGAGTCGGGTCTTGTCACGGACCTTCAATTCGCCATCCATCTCAATCATGGAACTGCTCGACCTGATCTGCATCTCAGGACTGTTCTTAACAATGGTGAAGACGTCCCGGATGTTCTTCAGGATGTCCTTGATACGACCTTGTGTGTCGTTCACCATATATACAACCTTATCATCGTTAATAAATGACAGAAGTTCTTTATAGTGTAGCTCCCCCTTACCTACGACCGCAGCCGCTCGGATACGCAGCAGGGCACCCCAACTACCTGCCACCTTCAAGCCGAAACGCTTGTTGAGGGCAGCGTACGTGGCCTGTGCGATAATCGGGTCAGCGTTGTAGCGGAACCAGTCGGTCAGGATGGAAGTGATGAACTTGTACTGCACCACCAGGATAGACGCCATGGCGCCTTCGTGTTGTTGCATTGGGTTCAGGTGTGGGCTGGTCAGGAACTTGTGGGCCATCCAGAAGCAGGACAGGTTCATCACGTCACTGGAGACATGGCGGTGGGGAAGGATAGCAGGAAGAGCATGGAGATCGTCTTCCAGAGAGTCCTCGTCAGCATCCATCACTTCGTTGAACCAGCGGTTGCGATCCTCGTCTTTAAACCGCACAGGGTGTACGCCCATGAGGTTACCGCCGAAGAACGCGATGTGTGTGTCGTTCTTGTTTACGAACTGTTGCTCGTAGACTTTTACCTTGTTGAGAAACTTCACGTCGAAAATGATGTGAGAGCAGTATTTCTCAAAGGTACTATTGACACAAGGCGCTCCAGCCTTCGGTCCTGGTAAGACGTTGTTCATGAGTACCTCAAAAATTCGATTGTAATTTATTATGACAGTACATTACTGCCATGATCAGGAGAATGAAGATGTCTATCAAAACTGAATCCATAAGCACCGGCGCTGGCATCGAGTGTGAAGACTGCTGTTCCTTTGCGACCGTTCGGGTCATAACACCAAAGGAGACATTTCACCTGTGCAACCGTCACTATCAGGACCGGCGCGACGACTTTAACGTCCCCAGTCCGGTAAACGAAACCACATCATTAGCTTAATACCGTGGAGGTAATCATGCAGCAAGCTCAAGTATCCCAACGCAGTGCTTTCGCACACGTCCTTGAACACCACACCCTGGAATTCCTCATGTCCGACGAAGAACTGAGCCAGAAGATGGTCTCATTGAACGAAGAAGTACCTGCCCCTCGCATTGTTGTTGGCCTGATGTACCCGCCGACCAAAGAGTGGTCGATCGAAGAGAACTGCCTGGACTACCTCCGTATCCTGGCTTACCTGGATGAGCGTCAGTACGCCATCGAGGCCCAGAGCCGTATCTACCAGGATATGATGCTCCAGATCCACCAGACGTTCCGTCCGAGCCTCCAGCTCGATGAATTCGCCCTGGAAGTTGATACACAGTCCAACGCCAACAAGTTGCTGACGTATTTGACCGGCGAAGAACATCCTCTCAAGCCAATGAGTTGGGAAGGCATGTTCTGGGACATCCAACCGATTACCGCAGACGGTTTCCTCGGTATCCAATAATAGTGCTTAGGCAGGGGTGTGAAAACCTCTGCCTTTGTGCTGCGTCCTCTTCGGCTCAATCCGTTGGGCGTGGTCGAAGCAAAGTCCATGCCTGACGGCAGGAGCGTAAGCATGAAACATCTACGTAACCAGCCACAGAAACCTGTGGTTCACCAACAAACCCCGCAATCCTCAGTGGTGGAGAAACAAACCATGACTTTCGAAGTTAACGAACACGACAAAAACACCGGCAACGATGACGGCAAGAATGCCGTAGCTGCCACCAACGATGACAAGGTTCTGAACCTCCGTGCCAAACAAGCGGCGCTGGATGTGGTTCTGGACAACGTCTCGTTGATGCGTGCTCAGTCTCGCCTGATGGGCGTGCTGGACACCAAGGACTGGACCAAAGGCTTCATCCTCTGCAAAGAAGAAGTCGCCCGTCTGCGTGATGAGCTCAATGAAGGCGCGTCCTTCGAAGAGCTGGTCTTCGCTGCTGAAGACGGCGGTGAAGACATCCAGACGCTTGCTGAGCGCCTGGGCGTTACCGTCGAGCAAATTGCCGACACCCTCGATAACCGCGGTACTGTAAAAATCTAAGGAGCCGACATGGCTGGCAAGACTGTTACTACCAAACCTACCGAAGAACGCGTAAAGCCGGGCCCTAAGCCTGGCGCCAAGGCAGCTGCTGCCAAACCGGCCGCTAAAGCTGCTGCTGCAAAGCCTGCTGGTAAAGCGGGTGCTGCGCTGGCCACTCCTGCGGGGATCGCTGACGCCACTAACGCGACGGATCTCCCAAAGACCAAAGCCAAGGTAGAACCTACCGCGGCCCGTAAGGTGTTCTTGGAGAGCATGGCTCACGCCCTGATCTTCGACATCTTCCAGATGACCCCAGTTCTGCAAGCCATCTCGCGCACGGACGAAGGTGAGTTGGAATACTTCCTGGACAACTACGCAAACAGCCTGCGCCCTCTGTTGATCGAAGATCAGCGTACCGGCAACATCGACGGTCTTCTGGACCTCGGCGTTTGGAATGCGTTGGAAGGCCAAGAAGAAGTTCTGACCGAAGCCATCCTCTTCCGCCTGGGTGGTGCACTCAGCGCTACACCTCAACAACTGAAACTGCTCTCGATCGAAGCCGCGTTCGGCCAACGTCGTGATCAGCGTCCGTCTCGTGGTGAAGGTTGGTTGCCAGGCCGCCGCAGTGGCTTTCGTGAAGCACTCGTGCGGGACACGCAAGAACGTCGTAGCTGACGTTTAAGCAGACAGGAGGGGAGGGCCAACCCCTCTCCTGTCTTTTTTTGTGTAAATAATGACACCAATAGCTAGATAGTATGTTTCACCTCTTTTCAACCTGGAGAAGGCGAGGAAGGGGGTGGTATAGACTCGAGCGAAGCGATGAGGATATACCGGGGGATGGAGTGGATGAGGCATAACTCAATCTAGCCTGACCAGTGAGTGTAACGAACGCCGTTAGGTTAGATTATCTATATAGCGCCGCAGGCGCTAATAGGGTTGTAAAACTTTACAGAATACGAACATTCTATCTAGCTATTAAGGAGTCTGGGTAATAAAACCCAGACTCTATGCTCTTAGATTGGAATAAGATGAGTGCGGTGGTAAACCGCACGAACTCATTACTGACTAACCAAAGGGTTTATTCATGTCCTTTTACGCCGAACTACTCAAGGGGAGTTTCGAATCCCTCAAGTCTGCTACCGAGCCTGGCCTACGTTCCAGCGGTGGGTCGATGATTGACGTCAAGACCACCACCGAGCCAGTACTGGGCAAGATCGTTCCAGTGGCAGAAGAGGTGCGTAAGTCCCTCACCACGTCGGGCTACCTGATCAAAGGTGACGGTACTGTGGATGTCGGGGAAGAAGACGGTCCTACTCCCGCCGCCAAGCCTAGCCTGGAATCCTCGGGCCATGACCCTGAGATGCTGGCTGCCATGACTGCCGCTGGTCAACTGCCTAAGGAATCGAACCTGGTGGTCAATGGCGTACACCTGGCTGAATCGGTCGAGCCGCCTGTGCGTACTGTAGCCATCATGACGCCTAACGATGTCGTGGACCCAACCGCCGATATCCTCTACCTGGCCGAGGACGATGAGTTCGGTACGACCAAGGACTATCTCAGCACAGAGGGTTACAAGGTCGCCACCACAACCGAAGAACTCCTGGCTCTGTTGCGGACGTAAAATCTTACACGGCAGGGGTATCGTACGTAAAACAACCCTCTGCCGTCGGAGTCCCCATGGGAAAAGTAGTCGTACCAAATCCAGAGTTGCGCAAGATCGGTCTGGAGTTCTACAAAGGTCCTTTCCATTTTGATCACATGGGTGGTTACATCTGGGCAAAGGGCGAACCAGGCGTTACTGGCAGTCAGATGTTTGCTGATCTGGATGGTGCTAGCGAACGCTGTGCCCGTATCCGTGGTTGGGGTGCTCTCCAGTACCTGAAAGATGTGGACTGCGGCGCTCTGCAAGATGAGATCGGCGTGATGTTCGCTGAAGCCATCACCGAGTACTGGGATCGGGCCAAGAACACAATCGTCCATGTCCTCACCCCAGTCACTGAAGACCAGGGTGAGTCGTTCAACCGGATGCAGGATTGGATCTTCACCGAAGGTGGTCCTGGTGCGAAGTGTCATGTGATCAGTCGGGTCAAGCGTGGACTTGAAATGGCCACAGCGCCTGAGCACTGCGATTACTTCATGCAGATCCATTTGCCCGCTCACGGCATAGTCGCGTGCCTGTCAGAAGGTGATAAGATCACCCTCCAACAAGGTCGCGTGTTTGTAGATATACAGCCTCGTGTCATCAGTCCAGAAGACGTGCCAGTCGACACATCGATTAGCGTCACGCGTGGCGACGGTCGACTGGGTTGGACTCCTCCGGAACAGCAAAACTAATACAGTCGTACATTATCAAGATGTGCAACTGCATTAGAACTTCGGCCGAGCACCCAAGGCAAGCTTCATCACCTTACGGTAAGCTTCGGTATCGTTCATCAACCCGATCCGCTGCCACTTGGTGTTCAGGTATTCCATGTACATCTGGTTCGCATCTGCGTATTGGTCAACAATCTCGCGGATACGGCCCAACGATGCACCGCCTTTGATAGCGCCCTCATCGAGGTCGATTACCAAGGTGTTGTAGATGTAGGCTTTCGTGGCCAACTGGATCAGTTCGCCAAACGCGTGGTAGTAAACCGGTTTGATG